TCAGATTTTATCTGCATGATGCAGTAATACAAATTTATCCCACAGTTGTTCTTCTGTTTCCTGTCGGTCTGGATCGGTGATAATAGTATTATTTATCGGACAGACGGATTGACAAGTTGGCGTATCATAATGACCGATGCATTCAGTACAACGGTCGGCATCAATCTCATAAATTTCATCTCCCATCGATATCGCCTGATTGGGACATTCGGGTTCACACATATCACAATTGATACAGCTCTTTTTGATTAATAACGACATTTTAATAACTTAGTTTATTTTTCATTTTATACCAGTGTGTTATCGTCAGTTTTAATTTCTTACTCTTACACACCTATTGTATTTTTATACGGCATAAACTACATTGAAAAACTAAATATGGCAATAAAAAACCATAATATATGAAATTTTTTCTATCTTAGAAAACGCTTATATGTGAACTTTATTATTCAATTAGCTATATAGGAAATATGTCAAGGACGTGTAAAATTTCCAATATTATGTAGTTAATAGGTCTTGAGAGAAAATAGCTTGAATAGTAACAGAATATTTACAACCTATACCCAATAGATTTCAATTTGCAGCGCGGCGGCAAGTGAACGCATCCCCAGGAGCATAGATAACTATGTGACTGAGGTAAGTGAAAGCAGCCAACAAATCAGCAACTTAAAAGATGAAGGATATATAGTATTAGAATAAATAAAATGATAAAGACCGGGTATTACTCTAATCCCGGTCTTTTTGTTAATTACGATAATAGCGCAATTGACCAATCAAATTCCGATGCTTTATCAAAATAATTCTAAAATCTGAGATAGATAACAACTATGAATGTTGAAAGTTAATTATCTGATACCCCTACTACGAATATGCGTACAGGCGGAAAGCTTGTATCGCGAGACTGCCAATGTGATATTATTACTAGGTTTTCTTTATTGATTTTTAATATTTCAGCTCCTTCGCCATAGTTACCTCCACTGATATATCCTCCCATGCTGGAAAGTATAGCATGAGGTTCATAAGAGTATGCAATTGGGTATGTGATAGTGAATTTCCCCTCGTTAGCTAAATTTGGAGCCTTTGCATATACAGATTGGAATAAGAGATATTTTCTCTTTAATCCACTAAAAAATGGAATTTTAAAGGTCATGAAATTATCCCCTTGTGTAAACAAAGGAGTACCTGCCAATAATAATTCCAATAAACCGAGATTTTTCACAAACTCATTTTTATTGGGAATATCTGCACCATTTTGGTTTTTGGCCAATCTGCCGTTAGCATTATCATTTATATCGGAAACAAGTTTCTGAGTTGCGGCCAGTGTATTACTATTGCCAATGATATCTGTGAATTGAACAATACCTTTTTGTGTTAATGAGGCATCAGGAATTTTTGTTGTGGTTTTTTTCTCTAACGCTTTATTTAATTGTGCAGTGAGTTTGGTGATATTACCATCATCCAAAACATCACTGCCAGATTCTGTCGCGATAAAATCAGCTACAACAGATGATATTGTTGATGACTGACGTAATGCCTTATTTAATATGTGAGTGATAAAACCATCTGGTGAAAACCCAGTCTGCAACTCTGGACTATTTTCATATAAATTTTGATCCACCACATTAGCACCATCTTTAATAGAAAATGCTTTAAAATCATTCTTGTGACTCATGTCAATTTTCCTAATATTTAATGTTTGGTTTATAGTAATATCTTAAATCATTGTAAGGATAATTTACTGTTTCTTATAGTTTAAGGATAAAAAACAATAATTAAATGCTTTTATAAATTATGGTGTTAATAGTTTTTGTATGTTTTTAGCAATAAACAATTCGATACTATCTAAGTGATTTATATATATTTTATAGAAACTGTCTTAAATGATTTTCCTATTGAAATATTTATTATGGAAAGTGGATTTCAATAATGTTAGTGGTCACTAATATTATATGCAGAATAGTTCGGATGATAACAAAGTATTTGCTGCTGTAGTGCTGGCGATAATACAATGACAAAATGATAAAGACCGGGTTCTACCTGAATCCCGGCCTTTTTGTTAATTACGATAATGGCGTAATTGGCCAGTCAATTGCTGGGGCTGTTGACGTATCAACCCGATTAAGCATCACGCGGTATTTTTTCCATTCTTTGAGTAATAGTATTTCTTCGTCTGTTGCTATATCAAGTTCGACCGCATCAGCAAGCGGTGTTATTTTCTCATTTGCAAGAGATATAAATTGTGTTTTTTGGCTTTCCGCTATGGATATCAATTCCTCTTTTGTCGGTGGTGGAATATCTTCCCAACAAGGAAGACTATCTTCGCCAGAGGACAGTGTTTTTCCTTCTGGCGGTATTCCTGAAAATTTATGGAATATATCATCAGTTATAAGTATAGGATCATTTGGCCATGAGTCTGCTTGAATGTAATCCTGCTGTAATGATAGCGGATAAAATGCTTTATTTAATGGACTGAATATATAGTTTTTATTGTTCATAATTTTCTACCAATTTTAATTAGATAATCATCATAGATAAATTAATTATTTTTAATTAATATCCTATGGCTATAAAAAATGCCTCAACAGCGGGAGTCCAACCAGTAGGACTTCTATAACACCGAAACTGTTGCCGATTTTCTCTGTGTGCTGAAAATATTCCTGCTGCTCTGGGATCATGACCATTAGGATTTACTGTGATACTAAAACATTGATTTGGGAATGGTATTGGAAAGTTATTTAAATACCCGGCTGGGTAAGAACCATAGCCGTCAGCTAGTGCAATTCCCCACATTATAATTAGACCTGAAGGTAATTTTTGCCAACCATTCTGAGATACGTTTGCGGTAAAAAACGACATATCTGGAATCTGATTAATTCCAGTTCCTACCTCCCGTTTTGCGGCTTCATGTAAACCTAGGTTTTTCACAAATTCATTTTTATCAGGAATATCTGCACCATTTTGTGCTTTTTCCAATGCAAAGTCGGAAATTTTAGTGGTAAATTTTTTTTCTAGCGCTCTATTTAATTGAATGTTGAGCTTAACGGGATCACCATCATCAAGAACATCATCGCCGGATTGTGTTGCAATAAAATCAGCTACAACAGAGGCTATTGTTGACGATTGACGTAATGCCTTATTTAACACATGACGGGAAATCCTATCATTTTCTGTAAACCCAGTTTTTAAACTTTGCTCTCCTTCATATATTGCTTGGCTCACTACATTAGCATTTCTATCAATAGAAAAAGCTTTAAAATCATTTTTTGGGCTCATATATATTTTCCTGGAATTCAATAGTGGGTTTTATAGGTAATATATTAAATTGTTGTGAGGGTAATTTCGCAACGTTCATAGTCTAGAGATAAAAAAGAAGAATTAAATATCTTTATAACTTATAGGGTTAATTATTTTTCGTATATTTTAAGTAATAAATAATTCAAAGTATTTCAATTAAAATTATATAAAAGTAATTAATGTTGTTCTTCTGAAAACTATACTTGATAATTTACATGTTAAAAGATCTATTCTGGAAAGTAAATTTCAATGACATATGGTTCACTAATATCGCATGAGCTAAAAAATCTTGGCGGAGGATAGCTTGTATAATAACAGAATATTTACCGCTGTAGTATTAGCAATAATAAAGACCGGGCTCTGCCTGAATCCCGGTCTGTTTGTTAATTACGATAATGGCGTAATTGGCCAGTCAATTTCTGGTGCGTTTGACGTATCAACCCGATTAAGCATGACTCGGTATTTTTTCCATTCTTTGAGTAATCGCATTTCTTCATCTGTTGCTATATCAAGTTCTTCTGCATCAGCAAGCGGCGTTATTTTTTCATTTGCAAGAGATATAAATTGCGTTCTTCGGGCTTCTGCAATAGCTATTAATTCCTCTTTTGTCGGTGGTGGAATATCTTCCCAACAAGGAAGATTATCTTCGCCAAAGGACAGTATTTTTCCTTCTGGTGGTATTCCAGAGAACTTATGGAATATATCATCAGTTACAGATATGGGATCGTTTGGCCATGAGTCTGCTTCAATGTAATCCTGCTGTAATGATAGCGGATAAAATGCTTTATTTAATGCGCTAAATACATAGTTTTTATCATTCATATTAATACCCTATTGCTCTATAAAATGCTGCTACAGGAATTTGTAAATTTGGAATGCTGCTAAAACATTGGAATTGGCTATTATTGACCGTCATTATTGAAAATATGCCGGCATGTTGAGGTGCATTACCAACGTGAGTTAACGTGACGTTGAGACATTTATTCGGGAATGGGATTGGAAAGTGATTTAAAGCACCAGATTCGGCATAAGCATTGCCTTTAACTGATGCTATTCCCCACATTTCAATTAAACCTGAAGGTAATTTCTGCCATCCGACCTGATTCAGGTTAGAGGTGAAAAACGACATATTAGGTACCTGATTTTCACCATTCCCTATTGTTATATTTGTTGAATCTGGTAAACCAAGGTTCTTTATAAACTCAGCTTTATTAGGAATGTCTGCGCCGTTTTGGTCTTTTGCCAGAGCATTATTACTTACATCAGAAACAAGCTTCTGAGTTGCAGCGAGTGTATTACTGTCGCCTATTTGATCTGTGAGCTGAATAATTCCTTTTTCTGTTAATGAGGCATCGCGAATTTCTGTTGTGTTTTTTTGTTCTAAGGATTTCTTAAATTGTGTGGTTAGTTTGTCTATATCCCCATTATCCAGAACGTCTTCGCCAGATTGTGTTGCGATAAAATTAGCGACGACAGTGGATATGGTTGACGACTGACGTAATGCCTTATTTAATAGTTCCGCGGTAATATCTCCTGTTGGAAACCCAGTTTTCAAACTTTTCTCTTCTTCATATCTTTCTTGACTGACTACATTAGCATTATTGCTGATAGAGAACGCTTTAAAATCATTTTTGTGATTCATATAAATTCCTCAAATAATATTATTATATAGTTAATACATTGGGTTATTGTTTGGATAGTTTGTCGTGATTAACGCTTATCATAGTTTAGTTCATGATAAAAATAGCGGGCTGTTATTATTCCTAATAAGATTAACTATTTTTATATTTTTGGTGGAAATAAGTATTCAATGTTTTTTAATCGAGAGTATATCCAGGATATTTAATATCTGATGATATTTTAACTGTAGAAAAGAATCTGATGTTATGTAATCCCTTATTAAAATAATTTGTCACTGATTTTGGTAATTAAGACAGTGAGAAATGGGTAATAGATATTGAAAGATTGCGAATATTTGAATAAATAAAATGATAAAGACCGGGTATTATCCTATTCCCGGCCTTTTTGTTAATTACGATAATGGAGGAATTGGCCAATCAATTTCAGAGGCCGTTGAAGTATCAACTCGATTAAGCATCACACGGTATGTTTTCCACTCTTTAAGTAATAGTGTTTCTTCATTTGTAGCTATATCAAGTTCGACAGCATCGGCAAGCGGCGTTATTTTCTCATTTGCAAGAGATATCAATTGTGCTCTTTGGGCTTCTGCTATCGATATCAATTCTTCTTTTGTTGGAGGTGGGATATCTTCCCAACAAGGAAGACCATCTTCGCCAGAAGAGAGTATTTTTCCTTCTGGCGGTATTCCTGAAAATTTATGGAATATGTCGTTAGTTACAGATATAGGATCATTTGGCCAAGAGCCTGCTTGAATATAATCTTGTTGTAATGATAGCGGGTAAAATGCTTTATTTAATGCACTGAATACATAGTTTTTATCGTTCATGATTTTTTTGCCAATTTTAGTTAAATAATTATCATAGTAAATTAATTTTTTTTAATTAATATCCTATTGCCCTAAAATAGGTATAAACATTAGGCGTATGAGGGGTAGAACTTCTGTAACATTTGAACTGACTCTGACTTACTACAGATGCCCCGAATATTCCTGCTGCTCCGGGGTCCCAATCATTGTGAGTTAATGTGATGCTAAAACATTTATTTGGGAATGGTATTGGAAAATTATTAACATATCCGCCATTAGGATTTCCACCGAGAGAAACTAGTGCGATTCCCCACATTTCAATTAAACCTGAAGGTAATTTTTGCCAACCATTCTGAACCAAGTTTGCGCCGAAAGACGACATATCTGGAATTTGATTAACTCCAGTTCCCACTTCCCGTTTTGCGGCTTCATTTAGTCCCAGGTTTTTCACAAATGCATTTTTATTGGGGATATCCGCGCCGTTTTGCGTTTTCTCTAGTCTTTTATTAGCATTATCATTTATATCGGAGGCAAGCTTCTGAGTTACAGCCAGCGTATTACTATTGCCAACCACATCTGTAAGCTGAACAACACCTTTCTGTGTTAATGAGGCATCGGGAATTTTTGTGGTAATTTTTTTTTCTAACGCTTTATTTAATTGTGTAGTAAGTTTGGCTGTATTACCATCATCTAAGACATCACTGCCAGATTCTGTCGCAATAAAATCAGCTACAACAGAGGCTATTGTGGACGACTGGCGTAATGCTTTATTTAATATATGAGTGGTAATATTTTCTGGGGGAAACCCAGTTTGTAAATTCTGACTTCCTTCGTATCTTTCTTGACTCACTACATTAGCGTTATTACCAATAGAAAACGCCTTAAAATCATTCTTTGGATTCATATATACTCTCCTTAAATAAAATAATATTCTTCTGTAATTAACATATTGAGTTATAGTATAGGTAATTTATCGAGATTAATTTCAATTATAGTCTACCCCAAAAAGAGGATAGTAAGATTATATTATAAATCAAATGATTAATTATTTGTGTATAATTGCTGGCAATAAATCGCTTAACATCTTGTAATCTAAAACATATTCGAAATGTTTATATTTTACATTTGGAGGTTATTTTATCTTATTTGGATTGTTATATTTGTTTTGTGTTTGTTCGATAAATATCTTTATCAAATAGGGGGATAAATTATCTCCTAAAAAATAAATGGGAAAAGGGCTGCCATGCAGCCCATAATTCTAGTCAGCAATATAAATTTCTATGATATCAGGGCAATCTTCTTTGTTTACTATAGATAATCTCAATCCGCCATCTGACGAATGCACAACAAGCCACCCTTTTGATCCATATCCAGTACCAACCAAAATATTATCGATAGGAGGCATTTGTAAAGGTAAAAATATACCAGGGTTACCAGTACGTAAATATATACATCTTCCTCTTATGTCCTGACTTAGTAATATGCTACTTCCGCTATCTCTGCTAGTTCCTATTTTCTGCCATCTCTGATTAGAGCCTTTCTTTTGATATCGTTCGTCAACTTCCGCACGTGAATACGCCCCCACATCTCCGGCTACCAGATTGATGTCTTCAGTTAACGCTTTGCCGTTAATTCTCCTGCTATTAGGAACCGCATTTCTCGCCAATGCTACGGTTTCTGATAAACCAAGTTCATTTACAGTAGGTTTGTTTTTGGTTGTATAAATGCTAGTCCAATCTTCTTCAAATCCATAATTATCACGAGCCGAGCGATAAGCAATACCGCCGTTTTTGTAATGCACTTTCAACTGAAAAGCCGGACAATTTCCAACGCCATTATAGAAGTGCACAACATGATCACTAAATTTCGGATGCAGTAGGTCATATGATCCTGAATCTACATTCCACGGGACTTGGTTATCAACAGAATATTTTCCTGTTAATCCGAGCCTAAATGCTCCCACATCGCCAGCCCCTAAATTGATATCTCCAGTCAGCGATTTACCATTAATTGTCCTACTATTCGGCACAGCATTTTTCGCCAAATTGACGGTTTCCAATAAGTCGAGATTTTTCACAAACTCATTTTTATTGGGAATATCCGCCCCATTTTGGTTTTTGGCTAATCTATTGTTAGCATTATCATTGACATCAGAAACAAGCTTCTGAGTTGCAGCGAGTGAATTACTATTACCAACCACATCTGTAAGCTGAACAATACCTTTCTGTGTTAATGAAGCATCGGGAATTTTTGGTACTATTTTCTGTTCCAGCGCCTTATTTAATTGAGCGGTGAGTTTCTCTATATTGCCGTCATCCAGAACATCATTACCAGATTGTGTCGCGATAAAATTAGCGACGACAGAGGATATTGTGGATGATTGACGTAATGCCTTATTTAATATATTAGTGGTAATACCATCGGGTGCAAACCCAGTCTTCAAATTCTGACTGTCTTCATATTTTTCTTGGTTCACTACATTAGCATTATGACTAATAGAAAAAGCCTTAAAGTCATTTTTAGGACTCATATTATACTCCTTAAATTAAGTGATGAACTTTATAAATAACATATTGAATTATTGTAAAAGTAATTCCTTATTTAATGCGTTGAATACATGGTTTCTTGCTAATCTTAATTAAATAATTATAATAATTTAATTCTTATAAATTAATATCCTATCGCTCTAAAATATGCGCCAACAGGCGTAACATGATTAGTAAGACTTCTATAGCATCGGAATTGAGTCCGATCTACTACATGTACTGAACATATTCCGGAGTCTTGGGGGTTATAACCACCGTTAGTTAACACAATATTTAAACATGCGTTTGGAAAAGGTATTGGAAAATTATTTAAATATCCGGCCTCCATAGAGCCATAGCCGTTAACTAGTACAAACCCCCACATTTCAATTAAACCCGAAGGTAATTTTTGCCAGCCGCTATAATTCAGATTTGCATTGAAAAACGACATATCTGGAACCTGATTAACTCCAACGCCTATTCCTCGTTTTGCAGCTTCATTTAAACCTAAATTTTTCACAAATGTATTTTTATCAGGAATATCTGCGCCGTTTTGTGCTTTTTCCAATGCGGAATTGGAAATTTTAGTTATAATTTTTTGTTCTAATGCTCTATTTAACTGGGCGATTAGTTTAACAATATCCCCATCATCCAGAACATCATCGCCAGATTGTGTCGCGATAAAATCAGCCACGGCAGAGGTTATTGTTGACGATTGACGTAATGCTTTATTTAGCACGTGAGTAGTAATATCTTCTGGTGGAAATCCAGTTTGTAAATTCTGGCTTTTTTCATATTCTTTTTGACTCACCACGTTGGCATTGTTATTAATAGAAAAAGCTTTAAAATCATTCTTGGGACTCATATACACTTTCCTTAAATAATATTATGTTATAATTAATATGTTAAGTTATAGTATAGGTAATTTATCGAGATTGATTCTAATTATAGTCTACTCCAAAAAGAGGAGCGTAAGATTATATTATAACTTAAACGATTGATTATTTATATATGACTGATGACAATAAATCGTTTAACATATTGTTATCGAAAGTATATTCAAGATGTTTATATTTCACGTCTGGAAATTATTTTATCTTATTTCTTTTGGGAAATTTTAAATATCTTTCATAAGTATTGTTAAAATACATGGTGTAAAAATATTAGCTACGAAAGTATTATAATTTTGTCTGTTGGTTAGGTTATTATATTTGTTTTATGTTATGTTCCATAAGTATAGAGGATATGTCCAGTATTAACTTAGTGGTAATATAATCGGGTACAAACCTAGTCTTCAAACTCTAACTTTCTTTATGTTTTTATTGGTTCATATTATACTCCTAAAGTTAAGTGATAATCTTTATAAATAACATATGGAATTATTGTAAAAATAATTCCATATCTAATATACTGAATACATGGGTTTTATTGTTTATAATTTTCCGCTAATTTTAATGAAGTAATTGTAGTGGTTTGATTTTATTAAATTAATATCCTACTGCTCTAAAATATGTCAGAACATAAGGTTGGTTGTCATTTATGCCTCTATAACATTTGAACTGCTGTTGATTTTCTACGATTACTGAAAATACGCCTGCTGACTGAGGACCATAACCATAATGAGTTAATGTGACATTAAGACATTTATTTGGAAACGGTATTGGAAAATTATTCAAATATCCACCATAAGAAGCATTACCCATTCCCCACATTTCAATTAAACCTGACGGTAATTTTTGCCAGCCATTCTGAGTTAAATTTGCAGTGAAAGACGACATATTTGGAATCTGATTAATTCTATCATTTATATCGGAGACAAGTTTCTGAGTTGCAGCCAATGTATTACTATTGCCAACCACATTTGTAAGTTGAACAACACCTTTCTGTACTAATGAGGCATCGGGAATTTGTGTTGTAATTTTTTGTTCTAACGCTTTATTTAATTGGATAGTGAGTTTAGCGGTATCGCCATCATCGAGAATATCACTGCCAGATTGTGTCGCGATGAAATTAGCCACAATAGACGCTATTGTTGACGATTGACGTAGTACTTTATTTAATAAATGAGTGGGAACATTATCTGGAGGAAATCCAGAATACAAACTCAGGCTTTCTTCGTATCTTTCTTGGCTCACTACGTTAGCATTACTACTAGTAGAAAAAGCTTTAAAATCATTCTTGGGGCTCATATATTTTCCTCGAGTTAAATGATGTATTTGATGATTTGTACATTGAATTGTTGTAGAAATAGTTTCCTACTATTTATAGTCTAGTTCGTAAAAAGAATAATGAAATGATTTTATAACTCAGAATTCTGATTATTTATGTGTATTATATGTGATTGGTAGTAATAAATATTCAATATTTTTTGATCGAAAATATACCGAAACTATTAATGTCTTATTTCTAAATAAGAATTCAGTAATTTCAGTTTCCGCGTGTTGGTAGTTACTGAGATTGATAACTACAACTTTGTAGAAGTAAACCGGGCTAGGCACTTCTCGGAAAAATTGAGTTTCGCTGGGTTGGATATCAATAAAAGCATACTGATTATAATCCCCAAAGGGAGCGAATCCCCGGGGGCATAGATAACTCTGTGATCGGGGTGAGTGAGCGCAGCCAACAAAGAGGCAACTTGAAAGATAGCGGGTATAATTCATTTTAATGTAACCTATTCAATATATTGAAATTTTCCTCCAAAATCCCTGTTCTTCACCAGAATAAAATATCATTTTTTATAAAAAATAAGTTGATTATTTCTTCCATCTTCTACTCTCCCGCTCATATGTTGAACAGCGAAAAATTTGGTTAATGAATATGCCGGTGAATATGTGCGGTAATCATTTAAGTAGATGAGGCGACATTTATTCAATATAAAACCTTAGCAGAGGATTGTTTTTATTTTTGTCATGATAATGAAATCACTGATGAACGCGCCATTGGAGGGTTTCTCTATTTACTGGTGGAGAGACATATCAATCAGTTTGAGCACATCCCGCTGGCATGGTTAACCGCACTCAGAGACCCCCAGTGGCCGGGTTATTATCGGATGGAAACATTATTAAAAAGCGAATTGGGTTTTATCCCCGATTAGGTAATTAAAAGGTAATTGATATGGCTGAGCAAACTATTTCACACCGTGCTGGTGTTGCCTGCATGACATGCGACAACCCGGACCCCTGTATTTATAAAATCAGCGTCACTTTTGGTCAGAATACTCAGATTTGGCCTGAAAAGCCGGCAATTAAGATGAGCCTGATTGATCATGGAAAAGGTCAAAAAGGGACGATACAGATTGAAACTAAATGTAATAATGCGGCTAAACATCATGCGGTGCTAACGGGGGGACAGAAAGAGAAAACGCTAGAATTTAATGCTCCGCAGGAGGTGACATTATTTTATAAAGATCAGTTGGCAGACGCTGAGATTGAAAGTGATTTGGAAAGTGTCTGGTTTTATTTATCTAATCTTGCCAACCCGACAGATATCTACAGTGAACCGCGTTATTATAAGTTAATAACCCAGGGCTGCCTGGATAGTCAACAGTACGCGACGATAGCGGTTTACCCGTCGGTCAGTTTTATGGTCTCGGTTGGATTGAGCTTTGATTTTTCTCATGGAGAACGCACTGTAAAAGAGCGACGTGATGAACAGAAAAAAGCGCGTCAGGCGATGGAAAATGTCAAGCCTAAAAATGGCAATAAACTGCGCAGTGGGTGGACAACCCATACAGACCCATTTTATCTGACCCGACAGACGGCCATTAACGTCGAATACGCTTTAACTGTTCAGGATATGGATTATTCGGCGAAGTTTGCGGAAATTAATAAGGTGAGGAAAAACCTGCCCAATTTAGAGGCCATCAATCGGGTGGAAAAGTTACTGGGTTATACCAAAGAATACCTGGCGCCCGATCCGGATTCAAAAGGCACCCGCAGCTACCAACTGCTTGAGCTCAAGGTGGACCCCATCAATATTGGACTGGCTTATGCTTATGACCGAACCACTTCGATGGATGACCGTACCCATTTTTTGGGTTTCAGTGCCGCTCCTTTTTTGGGGATGACGGCAAAGCTGGATCTCATTCAAATGGGGGCGGCGTATTGCAAGATAGAGCGTGTGGCAGCCAAATTCAGGGAGGCGGTGGCCCGCAGGAATTCAAATGATAAAAACTATTTAGATCTGGAATGTTGCATTATTTTGACATGCAATTTGTCCTTTCAGTTGGGTGCCGCTTATAAACAAAAGCAGTGGACTTTTGACGCCGGTAATAAGAATGATTTGAAATTGAGTCTGGAGGGAAAAATGAATGTCGCCTTTAAGACTCATATTATGATAATGGAAGTCGCAATGGGAGCGGGCGTGGCTGTAAAAACAGCGGCGGGTTTTGAACTTGATCAACATGATAAAGGGATCGATCTGGCTGGCTACCACAATGGGATTGTTGCGGAATTTGCGGTAGACGTGGATATAAAGAAAAAGAATAAAAAAATGGATAGTACAAAAAACTTATTTAAAGTCAAAAAGAAGTGGGTTATTGCCGATCCATTAAAAGCCAGTGAGTCTCCGTTAAGAATTAATCTGATAGGAGAAGAACGGTCTGTGGTTCGTCCCGAGATTGTTCCAGGCGCTGAAACAGCGTCATGGGAAATGGGTTATGATCCTAACTTTAAACCTAAGATGGATAACCTTCCATTTATTACCGGATTTCCAAGAATGTAAAAACGCATGAAGGGATAAAAAATGAAATTAAAATTGTTATTACTATTGTTAGGAGTGATTGTTATGTCTGATGCTAACGCAAGTGAGCCGCGGTTATATATTCGCAGTTTATTCGATATCCAATATGCCTTTTGTGACATCAAAACCAATGGCGTAACGGGAGTGGATAACCGAGATTCAGCCCTGGAAGGCCGGGGATTTGGTACCTCCAGCACAGCTTCTATGCTATTAATGGCAAATGGTGAAAATGAAGTCAGTCTGGAGTTTGGTGCTCTGGGTTGGTTTTCCTCAGATGCGTTATCAGATAAAGACCGCAATCATTTTAACCCTGAGGCCAAATGTACGCTGGAACTGACGGCTATGCGTGGTAAAAAAAGTGAAGTATTGACGGCAATTGAAGTGGCAATTGATAAAAATGGTCAGCCTGTGGCAACAACACCCGCGAATGAAGCGAAATATGCTGCTATTAGCACACCGGTAGTGCGCCATGTGGTACAGGTTCAAAATATAGAAGATGGGCATGTAGAGAAAAAGTATTTTAATCCGAAAGAATTTCCTCCTAATATGACCTTGTACCGATTTAGCCGTAGTATAAGAATCAGTGGCTTACCTGATTGGGAATGGGTGAAAGCAACCCCTTACACGGATACACTTGAACAGCGTCAGCAATTGCAACAGGCTTATATGGCGGTCTGGCAGGCTTATAATGCCAAAGATATAAATACTCTTATGGAACAACAAAAAGTTGCGCTCAAAGCTTGGGCTTGGGCTACTAATGAAAGTGAAGAGAGTATTTTTGCTGATCAATCTGCTTACAGTGATATCAACGAAAAAGGTTTCAAAATGAAGCCAATTAATTGGGATGACTATACCGTTAAAATAATGAATCAGGGCAGAATGGTCAGATTGGTGAATAAATCAGATCCAGAAAATTCCCCAATATCCTACTATTATGTTGATGAAGATGGCGATACTATTCTGGCTACCGTCGCACCAATCTTTTCATTAATTAATGGTCGTTTTGTTCAGGTAATTTAATGGGTAGCAATATCGGGTTATTTGGCCCGATATTTTTTCTTGATGGGAAATGCAATAAAAGTCGGTGATATCAGTTCAGCATTGGTTGATTGTAAAGCGACACTGGGATTATGGGGTTGGTTAATATTAAAGTGGGATAGTAATTCCGTTTATCACTGGAAATCCAGAAATGTAATGAAAGAGGGTTAGATAATTTATTAATTTAACATACATTCATAGATGGTTTTTTATTTTTTGGTTGGGAATAAAAATTTTGTTATTTTTCGTGATGAAGTATCAGTGATATTAAATAAGCCTTTTTATATACGAAAAATATAGTTAACTCTTAAAATCTTATTTTTAATTAAACTTATGTTTTATCATCATATTGTTTCCTTGTTATTACAATTTTTTAGTGTATTTTCTTTAATAATATAATGGTTAAAATAGATTTATTGATTGTTTGCACGCAGATGTTAGCTTTGTATTTTAAAATTCTTATGTAAGCAAGTTTTTAGTAAATGAAATGTATTATTTTTTTGTAAGGGGAATAAATGAGTAATAAAAATGATTTTAAAGCATTTTCTATTAAAGATGGTGCTAATGTGGTGTCTCAAAATTTATATGAAAATAGTCCAGAGTTGCAGACTGGATTTCCTCCAGTAGGTCTCACCACGCATGTATTAAATAAAGCATTACGTCAGTCATCAACAATAGCCTCTGTTGTGGCTAATTTTATGTCCACGCAGTGTGGCAAGGATGTTTTGGATAATGGTGATTTGGCAACACTTAATCAAACGTTTACTGATTCATTACAGTGTCATATGAATAAACAACTTCCTGGTAATTTATCACCTAATGGTTATCAACAACTGCCGGGTGGATTAATACTTCAATGGGGAATGCATAAATTTACGCCGTTAGCTGAAAATAAGGTAATTTTACCAACGCCTTTTAAAAAGAGTTGTTTGAGGGTTTTTATGACAGATGGTGGTGGGTGGGCACTTCCAATGGCTGCATTACCCAATGGAACATTGAATAGTTTTAACGCTTGGGTGGCTGGTAAAGCTTTCGATTATCTTGGAAATGAAATCAAATTATCTGCTGGTACCCATATAGCTGGACAATATCTTGCAATTGGTTTTTAA